CCTATAAATTGTGGAACTGATGCTGCTGAATTTCTAGCTCCTCTTGTTGCAACAATATCGGCACAATCTGAATCAGATAAAATTGCTGTATATCCAAAACTTCTATTACCGCCGCCAAAGTTAACTGTTGATGGAGTTATTACTGTACTCTCATTTGCATTTAACTCAATATTGGTTTGTGCAACTCTTACAACAGGTATACGTGCAGTCCCTTTTGGTAAAGTAACTAATTTATATTTTAACATTTGTGTTTCGTCTGCTAATGCTTCAACAACAGGCATATTTTCGATAGCCGCGCCATAATACGCAGTTCCTAGCGGATGTTCTGGATTATATAGATCATAATCGATTTCATCATCTGCTAATGCAAATTGTTTAATTTTAAATTCGTCTCTACCTCTTGCTAAAAGTTCTCTTCCTTTTTTAGTAAGGATTGCATCGACCGTGATTGTTGAGTTATTTAAGTATCCCATTGTTATTCCCTATCTTTTTAATAAATATGCTTATGCATAAGTTTATCTAACTTCTAAATTACCTGGATTTGTTACATTTGGTTGATTATTAAAGATTAATGTATTTGGATTGGTTTCGAATATTTCTACTACCGCCTTTTGCCCAAGTGCATTAATAGTAGAAGGGAGATTGATTCCAGGCCCTGATATTCTACATCCCTCATACTTTAAATTTTCTGTTGCTTGGATAAAATCATCCATATATCCAGTTTCGTCTAAACTTCTTGAGTAGTTATATTTGCTAGGTATTCCTTGACCTAAAGATCTACTAACTTCAGATAAAAGATTTCTAGCTCTTTTATTTAACAAAATGCTTCCGGAGTAATGTAATACATCTAGCTTGAATATTGAACTAGGCCTTTGTTCTAATATAACACTTCCGGTTGGTGAATATGTTAAAGGAGATAAAGTACCAGTTATTTCCATTGGTAAATTTAAAGCTACTGCTTCGGTATAATTTGTTTGATATGGAAACAATGTATAAATATGTTTATATGTACTGCCTTTATATGGATCACCTCCGGGCAATATGTTTGCATTTGCTAAATAATTGCCGGTATCTAAATATCCACTACTACCTACATGGTATACTTGAACACTATCAGTAACATTCACAGGAGAATCTATGCTAGCAGATAATAAAAGAGTATCACCAGAAACTTCTTTAACTGGATCTTCTATACGACTATCATATTGAGGATTACTGACCTTAGGCTTATCTGCCAACTTAACCTTTACTCTTTCTAATGCATGTGGTTCAACTAATATTCCCATTGATTCGTCAATACGTTCTGGTAACAATTGTTGTATTTGACTAAACAGTGTATAATCAAATTGGCTAAAGACTCTCAAGTAAGCGTTTATATCATTTTTATCAGAATATTTTTTCCAATATTCTTTTGAGAAATGAGTTAAGTCCGGATACTCAAATGTGAACTCGTGATCCGGATCTCCTACATAATCATCTAATGCTATATCGCCTATATGATTGAAGATTTCTTTATTAATTTGATCAGCTGCTGAATAAAATAATCCTAACTTATTTGTATCAATTGGAGCTCTATCGAATCTGGATTTTTCTGCAGAAGACTTAGGAGATAAAGTACGAACTAGTTCATTATCTTCTAATCTAATTTTTTGCGATCTAGGAACATTTCCTCCTAATGAAACTCCTTGTATATAATATGTTTCTTCTACCGGCTCATAATTTCCTCGTTGTACATTTGTAGGAGTAGGAAAATTTGACATTGTAGCATATGTACTACCTGATTCAATATGATTATCATATGGAGTTTGTGCATCTAGTATTATCTGCGCTGGATGTGAAGATGATATTATATGATATGATGAATTAGAATGATCTACAGCATTTAAATTAGTACCTAAAGGATAATGTCTTATTAATGTATCAAATGATGATGTAGGATCTAACCCAGAAACATATGAAGTAGGATTTGTTGTATGTAAATCAAATGCAGTTTGTCCTATATCTTCCAACCACTCTCTATACTCTTGCATCGAACCAGAGAATGTTAATAGATTAGGCGTATTAGCATTAGAGAAATTAATAGAATCATTTCTTTCTAAAAATCTTCTTAAGTTAGTATTTACTTTCCACTGATCTTTTGTACCCCCCGTTCCAGGAAATCCTCCTAAATATGCTTGTCTATTATCACTATCAATATGTAATGCATTCCAGCCATATCTATGCGCGGCATCTGTTGGTGTATATGATGCACTAGCTCGATGAATGATTTTATCATCTATATAATCTGATGCCTGTTGTACTTGTATATGATATGTTGTATTTAGATTTGCACTTGTATTATAAATTCCAGAGTCAGACCCTGTAGCTTGCCAAAACCATCTCAAGTTCCAAAAATTACCATCATATAAAGGTACCCAATCTGTTGATCCTGTTGCTGGTTGGTATTGACCAAATGCCTTTCCATGGGAGTAAACAATCCTACCATATTGATCTGAACCAGAATACGACCCTGTATATTCTATTGCTATTTGAGAATTAATTCTAGCATCAGCAGGACCGGTAGCAAGGTTTGCATTTGACAACAACAACATGCTTTCTTTAATTGCTGGCTTAAATCTAATCTCTTTTGTTTGTGGAGGAATTTTATCTCCAGAGCTTAAATATGGTCTTACAAAACCCCATGTCCCAATATCTGTTGTATAATCTCGTACACCATGTCTAATATGAGGCGATGTTATACTATCTAACGATGCCCCTTTAAATTGTAATGCATATGAAAATCTATCTTCAATCAATGTTGGAGTATCTTCATCTACTTTAGGACCACCATATTCTCTTATACTCAATAAAGTCTGAGGAATACCATATGTATTCATTAACGCTTTAATTGACCTTGCAGTACCTTTTGTTTTAAGTAAGTATGGCAAGTTGTTAACTATCCTTCTCCAAACTTCTGTTGTAATCTCTTCATCCGGTTTAGAAAATAAAGAACCGGTTGTAGCATATTCACCGGAACCAGAGTCGACGCCTAATTTATATTGCCATAATTGAGATGCTTGGTTTCCATTTTCTAATTTCCATCCTAATGATTCTGCTACCTGATATAATGTATCTTTACTTTGTCCTAATTTAGGATGTTCTTCTGGCTTATATATCTTTGTTAAATTTTCAATATGAGTATATAATATATCATAGTGATGTCCTATCATATTAACAAATAATTCATATTCACTATTATTTTTATCTAATCTAATATGTTCTGGAATAGATTTTGCTAGCGATTTATTATTTTCATTATCATAAAGTGATGCCGAGGCATACCACCCATTATACCATGTTGTTGCTATACTAGATGTGGAGTGGTGTAGGTAATATTTACTTCCACTTAGATATTTAGGAAATGATTCTAATCTATAATGATCCGCACCTAGGAACCCGCCTTCTGCAGCATATAAGCCATCCTTATTTGTATTATCATTATATACAGCATGATTTGTAAATAAACTTGACGTTTGATCATTGTATAACCATCTTTCAAATCCATCAAAATTTCCTATTACATCACTTCTCCGATCTCTATTGGTCTGTATATTACCTTGTAATGCAGATGTATCTTCTCCAGTCGCATCTTGTAATACTTTAACACGGCCATCATAATATTCAATTAGCTCTAATTTGTATTTAAAATTAGCTAATCGTTCGGCTGCGGATGAAAAATGAATAAAGTTTTGGAAACCAGAGTAATCTATATTTACGGCCTGCCCTAACGACCCAGAAAATATTCGATCTACAATTTGCTGTGATGTTGAAGTATTTGCATCTAGCAAACTATTCCATGATTCGAAATCTGTTTCTGTTATTGTTCCTCGTGATACATCAATTGCAAAATTTGGTCCTAATAATTCTCGGCTTTTCTCTTTTGAAGCGCCTGGCCCTGATAATGTTATATTATCTATATATGCATCAGATAATTGTTCTATTGTCCATAATTTGTCTTTAACCTCCACTCCTGCAGGTAGTGGTTTATATAATCTTGCAACAAAAGCAGATTCTGATTGCCAATCTTTTTGATTGATAATTTTTAATATTTGATTGTCGCCTAAGTTAATAGCAATATCATCAGATAAAGGCCTTTCAATGACTGCAGTTAAAATAGGATTACCGCCTTCATCTAAAACTAATTCATCGTTAGAATCTTTTTCATAAACCTTTTCAGCATATTGACCAGAACCAAAACTATTAATATATTCTGCAACATCTAAATTAGAATTTGGAAATGATTCAACCCATACTTCTCGTCTATCATCAGATATTTCTTTTATATAAAGGCCTTGTTCTTCTTTTGATCCTAATAAGTTTTTATATACATTTACTACAACTTCAAACTGCCCACGTTCGATTCCTAATGACTGACATGCCTTACCATAATCAATATAAAGCTGAGACCTTTGTATTTCAAAATCATCTATACACCCACCTACAATATAACTAGATTCAGATCCTATAGTATATAAATGTATTTCTACGACCGGTCTTTGTTCTGGTGAAACGCCTTTTAGATCTAGTTGTAATATATCTAAATCTTTTTCGTTCCATACAACGCCACGGACAACTCCATTAGTTTCTTGTATTTCTTTTATATTTGAAAATCTATCTAATGCCATATCATCTTATACCTTTGGTACATAATTATCAAATCTACAACCTGGTACATATTGGTTCAAAATATTTTGAGGTCCTTTCGGCCATACCAAGCCATACTTTCTTTTCTTTTTCCAGAAATTACCGGTCTTATATACTCGTTTTCTTAAATATTGAATTGCATCATACTGACCTTTTAACTTCTTACTTAAATAAATATCTATCTCTGTCTTTAATTGAGTTCCTAATGCATATACTCCAGAATTATTCAATTCTTCGACCATTGTTTTAATAGATAAAATATATTCGAATATTTGTTGGAACTCTTCAATATCATCGGCCTTCAACATAGCTTCATCTATATCATCCATTCCATCATATAATGTATCTATCATTTCTGCTATATAAGGTATGGCTGTATCAGCCGCATCTGCTGCTTGCTTAAACCCTTCTATATGATCATCACATTCATTTAATATACACGCTTGTATATACCAATTATCATCCATGAACCTCCATGGAGGCAAATCATATTCACCTTCAGGCACTTCACCTATTATTGCATCTGTTAATATTAACGCTCCTGCTAATGCTGCAACACCTATTGTGATAGGATTGGTTGCTAACGCACCTAATGTTGCTCCAAAGCTTGGAGCGGCAGCCGTAACCGTTACAGTTGGCAATAATGGAATTCCAGCTGCTATCAACGAGGCTTCAAATGCTGCCGTTCCTGCTGCCGCTACTGCGACACCAATTTGTCCAGCTAAATAAACCCCGGCTCCTGTTGCTACAACCGTTCCTACACCTAGGCCAGCTTGTGCTCCACCAGATGCCCATGCCATAAACTTATCACGTTGCACCGTTTTCATCCATTTATATTTTGCAACTAAATCTCTTTCTTGTGATTCATTTAATGAAGATTTAATTCCAACTCTTCTGTTGCATACTTTGAATAACCTTTCATTACTAGTTTTAGTTTTTATCTTATCTTTCCCAGGCCATGTCTTCTTTTTAACATATTTCCAATGACCATCTTTGGATATCATTATTCTATATAACGGACTCTTAGGCCCTAACATTTTTACGACATATCGGCCATAATCAGATGGCAATGCATCTTGCTGTGTTTTTGCAGACACTATACTAGAAACAATTCCAGGCCATAATTCAAATATTTGTTCTTTTATAGCATCAATTTGCTCTTGTTCAATTGACTGTGCAATTAAATCTGCATATTGTTGTTCTGGATAATATTTTATAGATCCTTTAGGTTCATATGGAGCCATATAAGACAATCCAAATGGGTCTTGTCCATTTGAAAAATTATCAATATATTCTCTATATTCACGTCCATCTAAACCAGATCTACCATCATCATCGGCTTCAATAATATGAGGAAATGCATTCCATAATGGTTCTGTCTTATTAACCATATCAGATTTGGAATCAGGATTTTGTACATCATTAGTAAATGCAGATCCTCTACTAGGCTGAACTACAGTTATTCCTCCTGCCTCAACTAATAAATTTATATATCCAGTTTCGCCATACCTACCCTGGCCAGGAGTATAATCAGAAATATCATAGCCATTTAGATATGCATATAACTTCATAGTTTTACCATCAGTAACACGTTTCCAATGACCATTGATCATCATACGTAAATTAAGAACAGCATCATCAGATTTAATATCAGTACCCATACTTACTTCTTTACTCTCATAATCAGGTCTAGGCCAATCGGCTATAATCATCTTACCTTCATATTTTTCTCGTAATGCTTCTCGATAAGTTTGTTCTTGAAATACTTGATCAAAATATCTATCATTCGGATCTTGTTCTTGGTAAATGTCCGGTGGTAAATTATTGCCATCTTCATCAACTCCTGTACGGCCGTCAACTGAACGCATACTCTCTGGCTTAATATAATCGCCCGGATCTCTTAAGAATGGAGCCTTTGGTTGATATCCACTTCGAAATCTTATTTGAGGAGACCATTCGCTATCACGTGTTGGTAATGATCTAGCTCTAAATTCTTCTAATTGAGTAATATCTCCATCATCATCTTCATCCAAATCTGTATTAGCACCGTAATCAACAGACTCATCTGTTTCGCCGTCTAATAATAAATCAAAATCTTTAATTTGTTGTCTTGTAGCCTCTGTAATAACGTCATATGATGCGCCCCTCTCGACTAACATAACCTCTAATGTTTTATATGTAGGTACAGGATATGCAATTCCATTATTAATAAAAAATACGCAGAATGGATTGAAATCTTCTTCATCTTCTTCTATGTTATGAGGTCCTCGATCAATATATGCATCATGAATGTCTCCTAAATCGATGTCTGAATTAACTAAGAATAGTCCACTTTCTTTAACAGGCACTACAATTTGAATTTCTTCTTCTTCCTCATCTTCAAAATATTCCCATTCCTCATCAATCAAATCATCTAATATATCTTCATCTACCGTTGGATAAGATTTAAGTAAACTATATTTAGCATATGTAGTACTCTCTGTTGATACATCTAATACATTTTTTTCATTACGGGGTGCTGGCCTTAATGAAGCTGGCGATGTTGGATACTTTTCATCATTTCTTTTAAATGATTGTCGAGCTTGTCGATCTGGCGAATCTGGTCTAAGTTGATCATTGGCATATAATGCATCATCTGGATATTCATCTTTCATGATACTCAATAACATTTGATTCAAATCTGGTGTGATAGACTCTTCCTTACTTGACGCAGCAGTGTATCGATTGTTTGCAGTCTTTATGTCCGACTTATTTTTTTCACTTGCCATATTAGTTCACTACCTTAAAGTAAAAGTCATCATATGTTTGTGTATCATATGATCTTCTACATGTTAACTTTATTTTATAATATCTTTCTGGCATAAAACTATCCATTCTTAAATCAAAGAAGTTGCCATTACTATCATTACTAATCTTAGTTGTTGAATTGCTAAATATTTTTTCATCTTGCACTATAACATCATTTGTTACAGAATCAATAATTTCATATGAACTCGATACAGGTAGGATATCTTCTGTTATATAAAATGATGATGTTGCATATGATTTGGAAGGAAACTCCGGACGAACGCCTAATCTAAATCTTGCTACCTCTGAAGTCCTATATTCTGGTTTTATATTTTTAAAATACGGAACATATGTATTAGAAGTTATTCCTGTAGTTGATGTTATACTTTGATCATCCCAACATACTTCTAATCTAGGAACAAATATTGTATGAGACTCTCTTCCAAAGAACTTTATCGAACCGGCTAAATCACCACTTATTTCATCTGAATAAGGTCTTTTAATAATGAATCCATTGTTACTAATATTATTGTCCACCCATTGCTTCACTATGTCAGTTACGTTAATTCTAATGTCCGGTGATTGATTTTCAAATGACTGAGACGCTTCATATCCAGAGCCTGTAATCCATGTTCCTCCTCCATCACTATTTGTAGTTCCCGCCGATGTATTTTTACTAGGTGCATTTGCAGTATTCCATACAACTACGGTTTGTGCAACCGCATCTCCTGATCTGTTATACCACGATGCTCCAACTTTTGTTGCTGGTTCATTATCCATATAACCAGCACCATTATCCCAAGATTCAGATATAGGATAGGCTTTGATTGTATATGATTGTAATAAGTCTGATGCATCCGAAGCATGTAGATTTAAAAATATAGATGCCGATGTTATATTAGTATTATCAATTGTTGGAATATCTCCATCTGTAATCGATTGTGCTAACGTAGACACTTCTGAACCAAAGTCAATAAGTATTCTACTATTATATGTATTAGCATCAATAAACCCAGTCTTAGAATTTAAAGATCCAGATGTTATTTTTTCTAATTCTAGAATCTGGTCGATACCTGTGTTACGGTCTGGGTATTGTTCGTATATGGTTGTATCTCTTTCTGCGTAATATATTCTATTCATGGTTTATCCCTATGGCTTAACTACTTTTCCTTTTATATCTGCATTAGGATATTTTATTTCAAATATACTAGGGTCTAATGATGGATATAAAATGTTATTTTTTATTGCACTATTGATATCATATTGATTTCCAGAATATCCTTTATTTGAAGAATGTAAATTTACAAACTCAAAAGTTGGAATACTTTGTACACCATCTATACTATCTAAATCTGATACAATAGAAGAAATATTTAATGGCCCGTTGATTTGCATTCTATCATTATGTAACAATATTTTTAATCGAGCAATACATTTTAGAACAATTTCATTTGAATTTACATTTGGCTTAGGAATAACTTCAAAATTAATACCTAAGTTGATAATAAATGCCGACTTAATATTAAGTGCATCAGTTAACATTCTGTATTGTGATAAATATGTTCTAAGATTTTCTAGTAAAGCTTGATTGCTATCAGTAAAATGTCCATCAGCATTTTGTGCCAATATATATAGATTCAGTGCATATGGATTTGATATAGTTTCGGCCGGATATGTTTTATCTGCAGTATTAATCTGCGAATCTCCTACTATATATGCCTTTGCAACCGTACCAAATCTTGAAGGTAATGAATATACTCTAGAGATATAATCTTCTCTTGTGATTGCTCTATTCTGTGCTGCAAATGTCGACATTGCATTTTGTCTTATAGAATCTAAATCTTGTCTTGCTCGAGCTCCTACTGCAGGTTCATTATTAACAACTGCCAAAGAAGCTTTAGTTGAACTAAGGTCTACTAATCCCGTTTCATTCAGATAACTTACACTAGTAACACTCACTATTGAACTAATTCCAACATTTTCCTCTACACGGCCTCCGTATGAATATTTAATTGTCAATGTTGTATTAGATGGTGCTATACCATATGTACTAGTATATAAAAAGTTTGTTGGATCTACATTTGATGTTGTAGTACGTCTTAGGTATTCTAACCCATGTCCAACATTTTTAGGATTAGGAATAATTTCTTCATCTGCATCAGAAGACACTCCAGAGCCAAATAATAATTCAACTCTATTATCATCTCTCACTCTAGATACAAATCTTCTAGCAGTTTTTCTTAGTTTTAATATATAAGGCACTGTTGATCGATATGCCGATAATTCTGGATCATTGAATGGTATATTTGCAACATCTTCAAAAATTGTATCTTGTGCTAGATAATCTGTTTCGTACCAAGTATTACCAGCACTATCCGAACAACTTATAACATCTATAATATTTGTATCAGGCAATATAATTTTATCATATGGCTTAGGATCTACAAACGAAAAAGTAGATGACTTAATTGTACCGGAGATAACCTTAACTTGCTTTTTAAGAAGATATCGTACTACATTACCCGATACATCAATTTCATATACTGTAACTTCTGGGTCTTGAGAAAAATCTATAGACTCTTCCGTATGAAATGTAATATTATCTTCCGTAGATACTTCCATTCCGGAAGCAATTGTTAACGCATATGCCATATCCGGTGCTGCATTTGCTCCTGTACCTTTTGCTGGTACTAAATGAAATACATCTAATGTACAAGTTGCTGGCGCATTCAATCTAGGCTTATACCCAAATAATTGTGACAACATTAAAATATTAGAAGATTCTTCGGCAGTTGATAATAAAGATTCTTTAAAAGAATTGTCAGTATAATATGATAATACATCTCCTACATATGAAGACATTTCCATAAACATCATACCCGGAGATGATTCATTAAAATCTTGATATGTATCTGGAAAATAATTCTTTGCAAAGTTTATTAAATTTTGTCTAAACTGAGCAAAATCTTTATTTAAGTATTTTACATCTTTCTTAACTAAGTTTGCCATAAGTTAACCCTTCTCTTTAATTCTTAATAAGACCCTCCCAGGCCTGTGTTAAATGCTGTACTACCTCCAAATGTTCCGACTTGGTCTAATATCTCACCACGTTCAACAGAATCAACTTGTAATGAATTTTCACTCGCCAACACATTAATGACAATATTAGCACTAATTGAATCAATTCTAAATGATAATCTTAAACTTATTGTATGGCGGTCTCGTGATGATGCAATTTCAATATCTAATAATTTAACATATGGTAACCAATATTTTATATCTTCCTCCATTGTTTCTTTTAACAACTCTCTAACATCATCTGTATTATTTTCAAACAACACAGAAGATATATTTGTCCCAAAATTTGGTTGCATATAACGTTGTCCTTTTGTAGTTAAAAGTAAATTTGTAAGATTTGATAAAACAGCCTCTTCAGTTGTATAAGAAGATTCAAATACACCTTTGCCAGAAACTGCCGAACTATTATATGTGTCTGCAACTGACTTGCCCTTCGCGTCTTTATTAAGAGGTAATAATATACCTAATGCAGTATCGCCATTTTCTTTTGGTTTATATTGGTATATTGGACGAGCCATTTATTACATTCCCTTTTTCTTATCAATTGCCTTCATCAATGCCGAATAATCTTTCGTCATCGCATTTACTGTAGTTGCAACTGCTTCATTATTCATATCAATTCTTTCTCCATTAATTCCTTTTGTTGCAAGTGGAGTATTAGAACTTTGCATACCAAATGCTTCTGCCATATCAGATCTAAAATTCATCGAATTCCATTCTTCTGGTGGAGTTGATGCCGTTTCATTTAATATATCATTCAACGCTGCATTTTTTGTATATTGTTTTTTCATAACCGGTTGTTTAGGTTTCTTAGGAGTATCTAATACCTCCTGAAGATTAATATCATGTTTCTTGATATTCACTTCATTTAGTATAGGTTTTAGTTCTTTAACAATAACGTTACGAACCTCTTCCCTAATTACCTTACGTAATAACTTTACGAATCCTTGTGTTTTCATAGTAATTCCCTTTTTAATAAATATGTCTAAACCGGTGAAATGGCCGGCTTAATATCTAGCCTTCATTCATCTGTCTGAAGAATTCATCTGTCTCCAATCTTCCATTAAGATTTGTATCTTCGAGATCACGTGCTTGTGCTTGAGCCTTTGATAATCTATCATTAATATCATTTTGATCTAATTCATCAAGTATCGATGCTGGCAGTATAGGTATATTCCATGTTGGTATAGGAATACTTAACGGATTAAATACAGAACGACCTAATGTATAATTAGCTAAGATTGCATACGATAATGCTTTAGCCATATCACTTACCGTACCTTTGTTCTTTGTTATAATTTCAAATAGTTGCTTAATGCCTGTAATAGGCGGTGGTGCAGTACCTGTAAACAAAAACACTGCCATGCCCTGTGCATTTGCATCGGCAAAGGCATTTATTGCATCTTCTATTCCTTTTGTTTTATCCATCGCCGGGGCGCTATCGTATACTGCTGTTGCTATAGGTATTCCTGTTATTATTCCTATCGTTGGCGGAAGGATGCCTTTTGAAAACTCAGATAACGCTTTAGCCAATCCCTTTCCAGACATAGGTGCTTCTGGAGATCCTAATAATGATGCTAAATCTGCTTCTAATTGTGTACGCTTAGGTCCTAATGGCATTACTGTTTCATTTTTTGGATTATACTTTTGATTCCTTCAATACGAGTTCTTATCGATGATGTAGTTATTGCATTAGTTATTGCTGCAGCATTGGTTGCGGCAAAGGCTGCTGTATTTAAAGGAGGACCAGACGGACCCACTCCTGTCGGATGTATAGATGTTGCAGAATTAATTCCTAATGCGGCAATCTCTATATGTGCCATTTCTAAATTTTGATTTTGTTTAATAACTTCTTCAATCAACTTTAACATTTGAGTAAAAAACTCGTCCATATCAGTTTGCCAAGATGGGGTAGCAATCTTGACATCTTTTTTAGATATCAATAATACTTCATCTTTACGAGCATCAAATACTAATCTATCAGAACCTATTATTACTTGGCCCAATTTATAATCATTTAATGATTTTACCGACTTACCTACCTTTCTTTGAGAGAATTTGAGTGTATTGAAATATTGAGTAGATGTGAGATAAATAAATGATGCATCGTTTTTTGGACTTTCTATAGTATAATACTTCTCACTACTTTTGCCAGTAACAGATCCTAATATACCACATGTGAGAGATACAAATGGGTCGCCTGCTGTTTCACCTTTCCAAAAAGGGTCATTTTGATATTGAATCAAACCATCTATATGTGTAGATGAAAATCGTAATAAACTACCGAATCGATCGGCATATAATGTATCTCCCTGAAATGGTTGTATAGAAACAATATCCTTTTCTGTAAAGCTTATTTGTTCTGGCTTCTTACCTACACCTGTTTTAGTAATAGGACTAGCAGGGTCGGTCGTTTCTTCTGTCTTTTTGTCTTGCAAGAAAGGCAACAATGAATTATTAATATTTCCATGAGCATTAACTATAGAAGTATAATACCACTTATTTTGATCACGTGCTGTAGAATCGCCTGCAGGCAGACTCATGCATATAACTTGTTCTCCATATAAAGGAACTGGTGTACGTAGTGGGTCTGCAGGATATGCATAATCTTCAACACCTAAAAATCTTACACGAATAGTACCTTGTGGTAAAGGGTTTCCTTTAAGGTCTTTAGTCTCCTTGAACTGGGTCGGTAACCATGTCTCTAGTACCTGACCTATTTCCGTTTTTATCGATGCCATTGGCTACCTCTGTTTCTGGTTTTAATTTTTCTATCTCTGCTTCTGCCTCTTCCAATAAACGTGCTCTTTCTTCATCTGTTAATCCGTACTCATTACCCTCATCATCTTTACCAGATGCTGATACTAGTCGTTGACATACTGCAGCTAATTTAACTAAAGCATCATCATTCTTAACAGATACTTCTAGATAGTCTTTGATCATAGGAACTATGACAGTAGCATCACCAGTATTCTTAATCATAGGCTCTAGGCTTTTGATTAAAGTATCAATCTGTCTAGATTTCTTTTTTGAATTATGATAAATATCCTTCATCAAATCAGAAAAATTAGTCCCCTTAAAAAGTTCGAATTCTGTACTCATATAATAGTTCCTTTATTATAAATATAAAGAACTACTAATTTAGATTAGGATATCTTGTTTGCATTAACAATAAACCCAGATTTAGAATATACTCCGTACATCTTAGCATAATCTCGTTTCATTACATTAATAACTTTAGTAATATTTTGAGTCTTAAGTCCTGTTCTTTCTCTTATCAAAATATACAATGCTTTCTTATTAAAGTTCTCAATATTATCTCGCATTCTAAACAACTCTAATATTGTATCTGCTACAATAATATCTCGTTTGTTAGAAAATATATAATTAAGATTTTCATCATACCATTCACACCATTGGTTTGTAAAATCTCTTAAAGATTCTTGATGTTCGTTCAAAGATATTTCACCTTGAATATTTCTATTTTCATCGACAGCTGTTAAATCAGACCTTTGTTTTAGTTTAGCATAATTAGCATTATTTTGAATAATAAGATAATTTTTAGCTACAATAGAAAAATATGAGAATGCCTTTCCTTTGCCTTCTTTAAATTTACCTATTTTTTCTGTTAGGAACGCAACTACCTCAGCTTTAATATCTTCATAAGGGACATCGAAATAACTAAATCTAAACGTATAATATATATTCTCTACTAACTTGTTAAATGGGTAGTTAATATACTCACGAAATACTTTATTTCTTTTTGCAAACGAAGGTTCAAAGTTATATGCAATAATTGCCTGGTCTGTTATATAAGTAAAATATTGTTTTTTACTAGGCTTTCTTCCTCTACGTTTTTTAGGACCATTTTCTTCTAGATCTTTCATTTCTGCTGCATGCCATATATAGAACTTATCTACCGAACTTAAACCCTCCCCTTCTATTTTATCTAGTATTTCCATTAAAATCCCTTATTTAATTCATCATATATATCACGTAATTCTTTGAATGCAAATCCTGTCTCATCATCTGCTTCAAATGACCCTAACCTATCAATCTGTTTTAGTTGAGAATTAGATTGTCCTACTCTAGTCTTTAAACTTTGAAAGAACGTATAATATTCGGTATTTGAATTTTCTAATTCTTCTACATATTCTGCAGAAGCTTCTTGTTTACGTAATTGATTGATATTAACAAAAATTGATATTGCTAATATTACTGATAATATTATAATTGTTGTCATATTATTTATCTCCAAATAAATCTTTAAACATCTCTTTAGCATTTACATTATCTGTTGTATTTGATAATGCCTTTTTTGCATATTGTTTTTTGATAGGCGCTGATTGTGCCGGCTTTCCTTTATACCACATTTCAAATTCTATTCTAGCTGCCATTGCATCTGCTTGGTGCATAACATATCCTAAATTAGTTTTTAGTTTGGAATCTGCTGTTCTGGACATGAAATATGGTTTATTACTTTCGTCATATAATCCGTCTGTTAACTTTATACCTAACATTTCGTTCCAAGTGATACTAATGTTATAATGTTGCAATAACCAAATAGATAGGTCATTTACGAGGCTAAAAGGATTGTTAGGATTAATCTTATACATACGTCCTTGATTCTTTCTATGCCATTCAGAATCATTAGGAATATATACTTCATTACCTTCTCCCGGAAACCCCATTTTACCTATATCATGGTTTAATGCAACGAATACTAATTCTTCTTCAGTATAGCCTGACATATCTGCTCCCATTTCAGTCCATAATGAATAAACCTTTTTTGCACACTTAATAACTCTTAAAACATGGTCTACATAACCACCTTCAAATGCATTATGATAATGATCAAAACTAGATGCAGGTTGTACAGACATTCTATCTTCTAAATCTGTATACATTGCTTTTAAGTTATCCTTTCTTTCGCCTGTAAAATTATCGTCAATAACTTTAATAAGGTCTTCCCAATTTTGTACTATTTGTTCTGCTGTTAATTTCATAATTTCTATTTTATATTATTTGGTCTATTACTCCAATTTCTAATAACTCTTCTGCCGTAAGAAACATATCATTTCTCATTCTTTCTCTCCACCAATCTGCTTCTTTATTTGTTTTTTCTGCTAACATGCCATATATAAGAGTTTCTAGATTTTTAACATTATCTAGATAAGCTGTTATATCACTCATCTTACCTCCCATAAAACTAGATGATTGATGAAACATTACTGTTGAACGTTTACTCATCATTCTATTACCAGTACCACATGCTAATATAACTGCTGCAGCACTCATGGCTCTACCTCTACATATAGTATTTACTTTAACATCTAAAGATTCTATATAATCAATAATACCAAACATTTCATATACATCTCCTCCTGGACTGTTAATCATTAAATTAACTGGCGATGACTTGTCTTTTCTATGTTGTAATAAACTCCTCATTCGAATGATGAAATCTGTTAATGTTGTATCATTGATTTCATCATTAATAAAGATTACAGAATCTTCATAATCTAATAATGTTCCTAACTGATTATGTAATGCTTCATATAACTTGCCTTGTGGTTCTTCAACAATCAAAGGCTCTTTAGGATCTTGTTCTTCGTATATACTCATATCTTTTTTTTATTTATACTTAATATAATAAAAAAATATCGTACGTCAAAAGATTATCGTATCTTTTTCAACTGTCTCTCTAACTTCTTCATTTGAGAATTGCCCGACTTAATATCTTTTTTGAATTTAGCCTTCTTTAATTGCCCTCTTACTAAAGCCATTTGTTCATTTATCTTATCTCGTAACTCACTTTTTTCTAGTTTAGATAATTTCTTTTTAGGTGATTGATCAATCTTAGTCGGTTCTATAGTTCCTTTTAGATTAGGCTGTTCTTTTCCTTTATGAAATACATTGCCTTGTGGGTCTACAAACTCTTTCATAAACTGCCAACCTCTTGGCCGGCCTTTTGATACATATCCACCTTTCATTTCTGGTGGTCCTACTGTTTTAGATACACACTTATAACATAATACTGCAGTTGTATCATGATTGACTTCTGACCATTCATTACATCTAGGTTTATCTCCTAAGAATTGCCATGCCCAATATGATTGTTCCGGAACGCTATTCCTACATATCATAAATGTCTTATTACCTTTTTTTCTCGTTCTAAACGAATGTAAAACTTTTTTCTTTGCCATATTTAATTTATTTGGTTACCAATAACTTTTTTTGCTTGACGGCGGTGTTGGTGCCGGCTTCTCTTTGTAAATATCTTCTTTTGGTGTTGCTAATATTTTTTCGTTCTTTCGAATCATTTCTTCTTGATCTAATTTCGCCTGACTCTCTTTAACTCTACTCTTAAGGTCTTCATCAAATTTATCCTCAGTTGTAGGAAACTTAATATTAGGATTTGCATGTTTAGTTTTAGGCTCTTCTTTAATCATAGCAAATGCCATATTAGCTGCTACAACTAAAGCAATTGCTAATGGATCGAATACAAATATAATAAGTAATAAGAACCAATTTACAACTGTATTCATATCCTGGCCTGTAGTTTCTGCTAAATATTTAAGTGGACCCAATTCTCTCTGATCTTCGTTATCTATTTGTTTGTCTAGAATACGTATGTCTGTTTTAGTTATAGAATCTTCAATTGCTGCTAACTTATTATTTATAATATTTCTATCACCTAATGTTCTAGCTAGTTCATCCTGTAATGCTCTTCTACTAGATGATGATGTTGTTGTTATCAATTGACCACTTTCTTTATCAACATATTGAACCTGTGCAGGATTGGAAAGGGATATTCTTAAATTCGAAATAGACTTTGTTAAGCCTTCCTTTTCATATTTAAGATCTTGTTTATTCTCTTCGAACCTAATTTGTTTCTGTTGTAGTATTGCCAACGATTTATCAAGTAACTCTGATTGAGTTGCAGTTGATTGATAAGCTCCAGATAAAAATCCATAAATACCTCCCGATGTTATAATCATAAGTATTAGTGTAGCAATAGATAAATACATTCTCAACGCTTTATTTATTGTATCCCAGTACTGGTATAATAAAGATGCAACAACTAGTTTAGCAAATTCTAAAGAACCTGCCATTATTATTACTTGCAAACTTGCTCCTGCAAATAACTTACTTAATCCGAATACAGAATAAAATGCTGCACTACCAGATACTGACAATGCTGCCAATCCTATTACTATTGGAAAAAGTTTCTTTTTCATTTTAACTCCCTGATACTCTATCTGTAATCGTAGCTAATTTTTGACGAATATTTGCAAATCGAGTTCTTACATCGATTGGGTCCATTGCCATATTTCTTTCAACTGATTGATTCATAATCATAATCATGTTATCAACCTCATCTAATAATCTTAATACATTGTCCTTGTCTTTCATAGTAAAACTTCTTTTTTATTATTATTTTTATACGCATAAATATTGCGGTATTCTAAAAGTGCCAACTCTTTGGCTTTAGCTTCTATTACAATATCAATATCTAGCCCATACGTTTTAATCTCATCACGTATATAATCTGAATGAGCTTGTGCTCTAATCGTAGGGTCTTGAAACTCTCTTGCTCTACTTTCTGAATAATGTGTACATTGTCTAACACCTTCAGGCCATGTAGATGCGGCTAATTTTAATGCTTGTTCTTCTGACAACTCATCTGGGTGAAATGTATGGTGATGGTAGTCGAATGTAATTGGAATGCCAATTTCTTTATGGAAATATTCATAAATCATTTTTGTCGACCACATACTAGGCTTATCATCATTTTCTAATACTAATCGTTTCTTACAATTATCAGATAATCTATGCCAACCTGCAATCCATCTTTTTGATGTGCCTACAAAATCACCACCATATGAACCACCGACATGAATATTGATCTTGTTATCAAATGATGGCTCAAACCCCATGAGGTCAAATGTTTCTGAATGTCGTTCTAGACTTACAATCGTACGTTCAACAACATCTAATTTAGGAGAACCTAAAACATTGAACGGACCAGGATGGGTTGTAATACGAATGTCATTCTCACGTGCATAATTACCACATTCTAATAACTTTTTTGCTATATCATTGAACTGCGGTAGTTGATGCAATTCATATTGATCATGCCACGGAAATAATTCAGAACCTAAACGAAACAATTTTATATTATGGTCATTGTTCCATTGTAGATAATGTAACAAGTCATTTGCATTAAGTAACGTACGTTCACCTAACAAATGCAAATCCCAATCCTTAGGATCATCAGATCCATTTTGCCAAGTTGCTTTTCTAGCAGTCCTTGACGTTGTTACTCTACCACCTGCCTTCTTCGGCCGGCCCGTTAATGTCATGTTTACACATGCATAACCTAATCTTACATTTTCTTTCATATATTAATATAATAAATTTATTTCGTAATTCCTAAACATTTCTACCATTTTCGAACACATGCTTAACGGTAGGAAATCTTAAACTCAATTCTCCTTTTTGATTCTTAGTCTCTTCAAAATATTGAACGGTAATTTCTTTTCCAATAATTAAAGTTGGATTAGCATTATATTTAATTCTTTGCTCTTGATTCCATCCAGACCCAACTGCTACCTCATATCCTTTATGATTAATATATGCTTGCGCCATCATCGGAATAACAACTTCTTTACCTTCTCTAATAACTCTATGATCTTCAAAGTCAATACTTTGTACTACATATTCTGCATCAAAGAATTTTTTAACCTTCAATAAGTTTTGAGACCTCTTACCTTCATACCCAACATTTTTTCTTAACATAACTCCTTCATGGCCATCTTTCTCTGCATCTGCTTTTAATTTTGCAAAATGATCATCTCCTGAAACAACATGTTGATCTAGAACACTTAAACATGAATTATTTTCTAGATGCAAAATATGTTTTCCAAATCTAGCAATTCTCATTGTTAATGTTGCTTCACTTTCTTTTGCATTAAATTCATTCAAGGTTAAATAATCAAACATCACATATTTAGGATTAGTAATTGTATGATTCTTTCTTTTAATTTGTTTCATGATACCTTGAAAATCTTCATTACCATTTTCATCCATCAAACAAATCTCACCATCAAATACAACTCCCATTACTCCTAATTTCTTAATGGCATCTTTAACTACTTGTAATG